CATATCCTCGGTCGTGACGTAGCTCTCGACCGGCTCCGCGACGTTGTTCAGGCTGTGCTGTAAGTCGATATTGCCGTAGTCGGCAAGCCAATCGTGCGCAACATCCGCGATCTTTTCCGCTGTCAGAATGTCGCCGTCGCTGTCCGGTTCGCCAGGCACGAGCACAGCTCCGAATGCGAGACGCTTCGCGGCGTTCTTCCAGACGATCGGCCCGGTTAGCTCAGTCGGCTGATTAGTGACGCGGCATTTCGCGATGTACTCGACGGAGACGGGCTTAAGCTCTCCGAATGTGATGTTGCCACCGCTCACGCTATAGCTCATGGAGTAGAGTTCGCCGCCTCGCCCAGACTCGCCGCCCTCGATCTCGATAATAACCGAATCGCGGAATATGTCACGCACCCAAGCATAAGCGTCGCCGCCTGCGATAGCTTCCTGCGCCTTCGCGCGTATCCAGTCCACGCTGCCGGTTGCGAATCGATCTTTATTTGCCGACTTACTCATATTGCGCCTCTCTTTAGCTAGTTGTCGCTTTGGTTTCCCGTCTACACTATTTTTTCGCGTTTGTCAATCGGTAATTTTCACCAAGTCCGATTCTCGAAATCTATCGACACCGACCGGCGCCCTAAATCCCCGCGGCATGACGAACGGAACTTCGCGGCATCGGCAGTTGATAAACTCCTCTTCGGGGCCGCTCGTATCACCCGGATACATCAAGCCATTGCTATACGCCACATCCATGCGCGCTATCTCGCCGCTCAAATCTGCATGAGTGTCGCGCGTCCGATCGTCGCTTGCCGAAATCCACTGCTTGTATTGCGCGTTCTCGCGGATCGTCTCATGCGCCGCGTCGGATTGCGCGCCGTGGATCTCCGTTCGCGCGACGCGGTGGAGTTCGTGGTCGGCCATGTCTTCAAACTGCTCGCGCAACAAGGCCGCAATATCATCAGTGCCGAGGCCATCGGCGTACCCCTGCGCGAGTGCGTCTTGGATATTGCCGGTCACGCGGTCGAGCGTCCGCGCCGACGCGACAAATGCACGCTCGCGGATCTGCTCCTCGATCTGCTTAATTAGAGGTTTCCGAGCGACCGTCACGCCCTGTTTGCGGAGCGCGTCGATCGCCGCGTTCTGCCCGTGCTCTGCCGCGTCGATTGCCGCATCCTGAATGACACCGACAACCTCTTCGCGGACTCCTTCCCATTCGGCGAGTACCTGTTGCACCTCCACGCCTCCTACCGTAACGCCGCGACGCATCAGCTCCGACAGTGCCGCGTTCAAAGCGCGATTTGTGAGAGTCGCCATCTTGCGCCCGACGCGCGCTTCCGCTTCGCGCTGCCATCGAGGGACTGCCTTGATCGCTGCGATTGTGTCGAGCGCGCGGTCGATCGCATCTATGATGTCGCGTTCTGCGGTCATCTGCGGCGGCCTTTCGTTGCAATTTCGATATCGGCGCGCAAGGATTTGAGAGCGTGCTCCACAACGCCCGGCATCGGGTCGTCTACGCCAATCGGCTGCCCGTCGATATAGTGCCAGTCGAGCGCGGGATTATTATCGACTTGCGATAAACCGAAACGGGAAGCGAATTGCATCCGTATCTCGTTGGGTGTTACAGCGCCGACTTTAAAAAGCGTAGTCAGAAACTCCGACTCATGCTTCTCATCCTTCGTATCGATCTCCGCAAGCTCAAACTTCCAATCTTCAACGCCGAACCCGTCGCGGATAATCAGCTTGTTTATCATATTCTCGATTGACAACTGACGCGGCTCGATCACACTCGATTTATAGATCTCCGTCGCTTCAATCGCCATGTTACCGGCCATCTGTCCAGCAACCATCACGCCGATACGGTAGGGAGGCACTCCGTGCGCGGTTACCACCTCGTCGCGGTTGTCCACGCGGTACATTCGGAAACTCGCCTCTTTAACATCCGTCGCCAGCGGCTTGAACTCTACTTTCACTTCGCCGGGAGCGTCAGAATTAGCGTCGAGTGCGGATTCTTCGCGATCTCGTCAAAGTGCTCCTCGATCGACTTTTCAAGATCCGTCCTGCCTTTGTCGTCTTCCTCGCCCGGGTCGAAGTTGCCCGTTATAAATACCGCGTATGCGGGTACTCCGTAGCTGTCAAAAAATGTCCGATTATACTCGCGCCGCGAAAAGTCTCCGGCAATAGTGCCGAGTGAAGCGATCCAGTCCGGCTGGCCGTAGAAATCGGAGCGCGACGAGTAGCTGGAACTCCACATCACTTCCGAGGCGCGCTTCTCAACCGGCAACGAGCCCTCAGCGTGAACTGTGCCGTCGTCTTTGTCGATGTCGCTCGCCACGCCTGCGATTTTGAACCACCGTTTGTTCTTGCCGCGCTTCTGCATCGCTCGATTGCCGTCGCGGTGTCGGCGTATCGAGTGCGCGGGAATATGCGTCAGCGTTTGCGGCAAGCCGCTCGAGATGTAGCCGACGCGCACTAGCTCGATAACGCCGTAGCCGACAGACTCGATGTCGTGCTGTTGGCGGTACAGCGTTTCGCTGAGTAGCGTTTTTTGATTCTCAATGAAGTCTTTAATCATCTGCTCGTTCGCGTCGCTCGCATCGTCGCCGATTGGCGAGAGCGCGAATCCAAGCCCGCCGCGTCGCGCGCCTTTGTCGCGACACACCGCTTGTGGTAGGTGTTGATTTCCAGCACGCCATCGAGCTTGTCGGGCGAATATATCGGCTCGACTAGTCCGAACTGATTGTAGCTGTCGCGAAATGCGTCTTTGAGCGCGCGTGATTCATCGCTCTTCTCAATCTCTTTCACGGCGTAGAGATCCATGACGCTCTTGCGTATCGCCTTCCCTTTGCTTGTCACATATCCAAAATGTTTCCTGCTCATCTCGATCTCCTGTTAGCGTTTAGCGTTTACTTTTTACGCGGATCTTCGGCGCGCCCCGCATTAACGGCTCGACAGCGTAGCGTATCGCGTCAATGCCGTGATTGTTCTTGTCTACGATCTCCGGCAATATCAAACCTGTTTTCTTGTCAATCTTGTAACAGTATAAAGCAAATTCGTCAATCAATTCTTTGCATCGCGGGTCGATGATGATGTCGAAGTTACGGAGGAACTCGATCCCTTCGATCACGCTGCCTTTGCCCTTTTTCGATTTGCGCATGTTCGGAAATCCGTTTCTGCGCATGTGTGAAATGGTTTCAGGCCGCGCACTATCCGCAACAATCGGCCAGCTCTTTGCAGTATTGACACGCTTGAACATGTCCGGCAAGTGTTGTGTTTCGACCCTGTAGGCGAATAGTGCGCGATCAATGTAAAGTTTCTTCTGCTCAAGCCAACAGCGAACAAGCGTTGTCGGATCACAAGCAAACCCCCAATCGGTGCCGTGATAGAACACCGTGCCCTCCGGCGGCTCCGGCACTGGCGCGATACTCCACACGCCAGAAAAGACCTGCGCTGCGGTATGCTGAACCGGCTCGCCCTCCCACACGTGGCGATACTTGTCCGGGTCGCGGCCTTGATCCCATTGCATTTGCTCGCGCAACACATCCGGGAACCAAGGGTTGTCGTAGTAGTTGACTTTGCAGACTGCCGAGTTCGGAGGCGGCTCGTTCGCAACGAACATCTGATAGACGGGATCGCTCTCTTGGTATGGGTTGAAATCGTACCAGATCTCTGAGCCTGGCGCGCGGATCGTCGGGTGTAGCGCGTCCATGCTGTCCTGAGAAACGCTTTGAGCTTCCGCAACCCAGACGCGGGTTATGCCCTCGTAGGATTTTAGCTTCGTGCCGCGATCCTGTAGGCCAGAGAAGATGAACGTCGATCCAGTTCGCGAGTTGCGGATATACGCTTCGCGGATGTCGAATTGATCGGTCACGCCAAGACGCTCAATCATGTCCTCAATCGTTCGCTTGCTACTATCGCGAATCGAAAGCTGAACCTCTCGGGCGCAAAGAATGCGGTGACGCTGCTGCATGGATTGCAGGACTAGCTCCTGCGCGATGCTCCATGTCTTGCCGGCCCCGCGCCCGCCATAGGCGACCTTGTACCGCTCCGGCCCTCGTAGCATAGCGGCCCAGCGTGGCAGTTCAATTTTAGCGGTTTGTACTCCACCACCATGCGGTTTATCGTCTCGCCGTTGGAGGTGTGGTCGATTTGTTGATGTGCGACAATACCGAGGCCGACCCGTCGCGCCATCGTGTCGAGGCCGCGCTCGATTGCCCAGCGTTCTCCGTTTTGAACTGCGATTGCGTACTTGCTGACAATCAGTGAGTTCATGCGAGATCGCCCCTCTTCGAGAGCGGCTTGCGTTTCGGGCCACTTGCCAATCCACTCCC